TAACATATCCTGAAGCTAAATTACTAGCAGAACATTTCATGTTACAGAAAAGGTTAGGGCAACTATCAGACGGAGAACAATCTTATTTAAAATTAGTATCAAAGGAGAATAAAATACATGGAAAAATTATTACAAATGGTGCGGTCACTGGGAGATGTACCGCAAACAGTCCTAACTTACAGCAAGTCGTTTCTTCAAGTTCCCCTTACGGCAAGGAACTTCGTAGTCTATTCACTGCTCCTCATGGTTTCGTCATGCTTGGCATTGACTTTAGTGGTTTGGAATTGCGTGTTCTGGGTCATTATCTTTACAGCTTTGACAATGGTCAATTCATCAAAATCCTTTTGGAAAGCGATATCCACACCGCTAACCAACGAGCAGTTGGGCTTGATACCAGAAATCAAGCAAAGACTTTCATCTATGCTTACATATACGGTGCAGGAAATGAGAAGCTCGGTCTCATTACTGGCGGAAACAGTAAAGAAGGAAAAAGATTAAGAGATAATTTTGAGAAGAAGTTACCTGCTTTGAAGTATTTAAAACAAGCAGTCAGTAACGCATATCATAATAAGAAGTTTTTGAGGGGATTAGATAGTAGAAAACTTATGTGTCGAAGTGAACATTCGGCATTGAACACACTTATTCAATCAGCGGGTGCAATAATAGTTAAGAAGGGAACAGTTCTTCTTAATAAAAAACTACATAAAAATAATTTTGTATGGGGTGAAGACTACGCAATGGTTCTTCATGTACATGATGAAATGCAATTTATTGTAAAGAAAGACCGAGTTGATGAATTTAAAACTATTGCAGAAAGTATCTTTGATGACACCCAAGTTGCAATGAATTTCAGATGCAAGCTAGACGGTGAAATTAAGGTTGGTCAAAATTGGAGTGAAACACACTAAGGAATACGACATTGATTTTAAACGAGACTTAAAGTTTGGTTTAGAGTGGGAGAACGAACTCAAAGAAATTTTATGTAATGACAAGATTGAAGTTAAGACTGATAAACGGTGGAGTGATACAGGCAACATTGCTATTGAAATTGAAAGCAGAGGTAAGCCTTCAGGTCTATCGGTTACTAAGTCTGACTACTGGGCTTTTATACTTTGGCAAAAAGATGAGAGACCAAACATCATGTTAATACCCATAGATAGATTACGTACTATTACTTCTTACTTTCAAAGTAAAAAGAAAGTTGTCATGGGCGGAGATGCTAATACATCAAAGTTAGTGTTAGTACCTTTGCATGTCATTAATGATTACAACACACAAATAGAAATACAGGAAATGGTCAATGAAAAATACTCGGAAGAAAATAGACAAAAATAATTTTCCTTACAAATTTTATTTATGTTGGTGGATAGACCCTGCGAGTGATGCATCATGGCAAGACATAGAAGATATTAAAAGTTCTGATGTAGGTAATTGTGTTACTTCAGGTTGGCTTATCTCAAAGACAAAGAAGAAATATAAGTTTGTAGGTGACATCATTATCAATGATGACGGAACAGTAACAACAGCAGGAAACTCAACAACAATACCTGCTGTCAACATAATAGAACTAGTGGAGTTAAAGGAATGTCAGAAGTATTATTAATAGATGCTGATATGTTAGCATACAGAGTAACATCTGGATTAGAATTACCTGTTGATTGGGGTAATGATGAATGGTCATTACATTGTGATTTTGCAGAATGTAAAAAGACGTATGATGATTTAACTAAATATTATTTAGATATGTTGGAATGTGGAAAAGCTATCCACTGTTTTTCTGACGGTATTCATAATTATCGTAAAGACTACGATAAAGAATATAAGGCACACCGTAAGGCAGTGCGTAAGCCTATGTGTTTTAAGCCACTAAAAGATTATGTCATGGCTAATCACGATAGTGAATTATATCCACGATTAGAGGGTGATGATGTTATTGGTATCTTAGCAACAGGTAAGTACAAAGATAAATGTACTATCTTATCTGGTGATAAAGATATGAAAACAATACCTGCTATTCACTGTAATCTAAATGATGACAGTATTGATATCGTGCCTGAACACATGGCAAACTATAATTTTTTAATACAAGTTTTGGTTGGTGATACTGCTGACGGATATAAAGGTTGTCCGTCTATCGGTCATGTAAAAGCAAATAAACTTTTAAATCCTGTAAATACATTAGAACAAAACTGGAGCATTGTTGTGGAACAGTTTTTAAAACAAGGATTAACAGTTGATGATGCATACCGACAAGCAACCTTAGCAAGAATACTACATGATAGTGAATATGATGTAGCAACAAAGAAAGTTAAATACTGGGATTATAATTATGAAAACTACAAAGACACTGGAAACAGCATTAGAACTAGTTAGTGGTACGAGAGCAGTACAGAATGGTGATAAGCTAATTAATCACGATAACATAGCAAGACTTTGGTCAGGCTTTTTAACTAACAAATTTAGAGCAAACATTCGTTTAGATGCATCAGATGTAGCACAGTTAATGGTGTTATTGAAGGTAGCAAGAACACAAAATGGAGAGTTTAATGAAGATGACTTCATAGATATTTGTGGATATGGAGCAATCGCAGGTGAGTTAAAAGAAGAAATAAAGAAATTAGGTGACACTTTAGGAGAAAATAACAGTGCCACAGGCTAAAAAACCACTAATCACAGAGGATTTAATAGTCTATTTAGAGGAATTATTTCCTGATAAATGTGCTGACTTAAAGGAAGATGAAAGAGTTATCTTCTATAAATCAGGACAAAGGTCTGTTGTTAATCATCTCATTGAAGAACATAAAAAACAATATGAAGAGGAGACGGAATAATGTGTTTAGGCGGTAGGTCATCAAGTCCACCACCTGCACCTGAGCCAACTCCCCCAACACCACCAGTCGTTAAGACTGCTACAACAGGAGATGTGCAAAATGCACCTGCTTCTGCTGAAGGTAGAAATTTAAAAATAGGTGGTAATAAAGGGAAGAAAAGATTAGGTAGAGGTTCTCTTAGAATACCTTTAGCTTCATCAGGTCTAACAGGTAGCGGGATAAATTTTCCAAATAGTTAATGGCTACAGAAACTTATAGCTTAGGAACTACTGTCAATAAAGATGATAAGTCTAATATTGAAAGTCAGTATGAAAAGCTAAGTATCAATAGAGAGACTTATATAGAGAGAGCAAGAGAAGCTTCTGAATTAACTATCCCACATTTATTTCCACCCAAAGGTGCGAATGAAGCAACAACATATCCTACACCTTATCAGTCCGTAGGTAGTAGAGGTGTTACAAATTTAGCATCTAAGTTAATGTTAGCTTTGTTTCCACCACAAGCACCCTTTTTTAGATTAGATATTGATGACCTTATTTACAAACAATTAGAAGGTAATCCACAACAGAAAGCAACTATTGAACAAGGACTAGCCAAGATAGAAAAATCTATCATGGATAATATTGAAACAAACAATGACCGAGTTGCTGTATATGAAGCTTTAAAACAATTAATTATATCTGGTAACGTATTATTAAAGTTAGGTGAGGAAGGATTACGAGTTATTCGTTTAGAAAACTATGTAGTCAAAAGAGACCCTGAAGGAAGAATACTTACAATCATTATTAAAGAACACATTTCTCGTGCTTCTATTCCCCCTAAATTACAAAACCAAATTCCACAAGACATGGAAGATAAACAATTCCTACATTTATATACCCATGTTACGAGACAAAAGAATGGCTACAAGTTAGTCCAAGAAATAAATAAAACTCAGGTATTATCTCAATCTTATACTTTAGAAAATATGCCTTTTATTCCTTTACGTTTTAATAGAGTAGACGGTAGTGATTATGGTAGAGGTCATGTTGAGAGTTATATTGGTGATTTAAAATCATTAGAAGGTTTAACAAGAAGTATCTTAGAAGGTTCTTCTGCTTCATCTAAAATGTTATTTATGGTTGCTCCTAATGGTACAACCAGAGCATCTTCGATTGCCAAAGCACCTAATGGTGCAATCATTGAAGGTAGTGCAGGTGATGTTTCTGTATTACAAGCAAATAAGTTTGGTGATTTTAGAGTAGCCTTAGAAGCTTCACAAAGAATAGAACAAAGATTACAGTTTGCATTTTTATTAAATGCTTCCGTACAAAGACAAGCTGAAAGAGTAACAGCAACCGAAGTGCAGTTAGTAGCAAATGAACTACAAGATGCATTAGGTGGTGTGTATGGAATTTTAACTACAGAATTTCAGTTGCCTTATTTACGAGCAAAGATTGCTTTATTAAGGAAACAGAAACTACTACCTGAACTTCCAGAAAATATTGTAAAGACAAAAATTATAGTAGGAATGGAAGCCTTAGGTAGAGCCAGTGACAGAATTAAATTATTACAATTTATGTCTGACTTAGCATCTACATTAGGTGCTGAGACACTAGCTAAATACGTCAACCTTGATGATGCTATTAAGAAGTTTGCTATTGCAAATGGAATAGACACACAAGGTTTAATCAAATCACCTGAGCAAGTTCAACAAGAAATGCAACAACAACAAGCACTTCAAGCAGGTCAACAATTCTTAGACCCAAAAGTTATTACTAAAGCAGGTGATTTACTAAACGATAACAATCAAGCCTTAGAAGTAAACGAACAAGGCGAACCTAATATAGTCGATAGGGAGTAATCACTTATGAGTACACAAAGAGTAGAAGTAAATCCAGATGACAACTCACAAACACTTGAGCAGTCTGCGGAACAATTACAAAAAGACGGTTTAACACTAACTGAGAATGGTACTGTCTCAGCTACAGAAAGTACAACTAGTGTTTCTGAACCTGATACAAATATACAATCATCAGAAGATAGACCTGAATGGTTGCCAGAAAAATTTCAAAGTGCAGAAGATTTAGCTAAAGCTTATTCTGAATTAGAAAAGAAATTATCTAATCCACAAGAGCAACAAGCAACAGAGGAACAACCTACTAAAGAAGAAGTAGAACAAGAGACAGGTATTACCTTAGATAAATACTATGATGAATGGGTAGAAAAAGGTGAACTAGGTCAAGAGAGTTATACTGAATTAGAAAAAGCAGGTTTACCAAAAGAATTAGTAGACGGATATATTGAAGGTCAAAAAGCTTTAGCCGACCAACAAGTAGGCAGAATGTATGATGCTGTTGGTGGAGAAGATAACTATAAAAATCTAATGGATTGGGCTTCAACTAATCTGACAGAAGAAGAGCAAACTGCCTTTAATGATACTGTTGACAATGGCTCACAAACACAAATGGAATTTGCATTACAAGGATTAATGGCAAAAGCAGGTATGACACCTGAAACAAGCAATCAACTATTTCAAGGTGAAACTAATGTAGTTGATAATGATGTCTTTACTTCCGTTGCTCAGGTAACAGAAGCTATGAGTAATCCTAAATATGATAGTGACCCTGCATATAGAAAAGCTGTTGCAGATAAAATAGCAAGGTCAAGTGTGCTGTAATGCTTAATGTTTTAGGTGCTGTTGCACCAATGGTAAAAACTTTGTTTAGTACAATAGATAAAACTATTGATAACAAAGCTGATGCTGAAAAGATGAAACAACAAATTCAGCAACAATTACTATCTGGTCAATTAAAAGAATTAGAAGCACAAGCATCTATAATAACTGCTGAAGCAAATGGCGGTTGGCTACAAAGAAACTGGAGACCTTTACTAATGATTACATTTGCAGGTCTTGTTGTAGCACACTGGTTTGGTTTCACTGCTCCCAACATACCTGAGAGTGTTCAAAACTCTTTACTTAATATCGTAATGATAGGTGTAGGTGGTTATGTTGTTGGTAGGAGTGGAGAAAAGATAGCGGATAAATTTAAAAAGGAGAAGTAACATGCCAAGTCATTACGGACATAAGAAAGACAAGAAAATGCAAAAGCCTAAAAATGCTGTTGCTATGAAGTCTAAATCACCACTTAAAATTAAGAAGAAAAAATAATGTCACTAGTAGAAAACATCAATAGACGTAGACGTTTAGGTATTTCAAGACCTAAAAGTAAATCTACCATTTCACCTGAAGCTTACAAAGATATGAAGAATAAATGGAAAGATAAAGCTAAAATTAAAAAAAGTAATGTCTAAAGATAAGCCACTAAATAAAATCTTAAGAAACCCTAATCCTAATAAAAAGTTTATGGTTTATGTTAGAGATAAGGAAACTAACAACATTAAGAAAGTATCTTTTGGTGACCCTAATTTATCTATCAAGCGAGATAATCCTGATAGACAAAAATCCTTTATGGCACGAATGGGTGCTGTACTAAAAAAAGTAGGCGGACAGAAGAATTTATCACCTGCATATTGGGCGGTAAAATCTTGGAGAAGCGATACTAAAATTCCAACATAGCATCATCTCTCGCAAGAGAGGTGCTTATCGAAACCCCAAAAAAGTTTGCCTGTTACGACAGACAACAAACCGATTATGAAAGTAGATAGGGAATACTTAATAACAAAAAACAATACTTATAAAGGAGTATAATTATGTCAAACGCAACACCAAGTAGACTAGGTTTAGTCAACAATACTGGTACAAGCTATGATGCATTATTCTTAAAAGTATTCAGTGGAGAGGTACTTTCAAGCTTTCAGCGAGAAAACCAAATGTTAGGTATGACCACCGTTAGAACTATTGCTAATGGTAAGTCTGCACAATTCCCTGTTACTGGAAAGATTTCAGCATCATACCACACAGTAGGAAACGAGATACTCGGTTCTGCTGTAAAGCACAACGAGAAAATCATCAACATTGATGACATGTTAGTAGCATCAGCTTTCGTAGCTGAAATGGACGAGTTAAAGAACCACTATGATGTACGTTCTATTTACTCAAGAGAAATGGGTCAAGCATTAGCAAAGACTGTAGACCAAAACTTATTACAGTTAGCTATCTTGGCTTCTCAGGCATCAACAAATATCACAACTGACCTAAACGGTGGTTATGAGATTACTGATGCTGACGCAAATACAAACATGGATAGCTTAATTTCATCTATCTTTGAAGGTATTCAAAGACTTGATGAGAATGATGTTCCTGATGCGGGTAGATACATTGTTGTAAACCCTGATATTTACTACAAGTTAGCAAACGTAGATAAGTTAGTCTCTCGTGACTTCTCATCTAACAATGGTGACTTTGGTAAAGGTACAGTGGTAGCAATCGGTGGTGTTCCTGTAATTAAGAGCAACACTGCTGTAGATGCATTTGCAGATAACTCATCTGCTGTAACTGGAACTAACAACACATACAACGTAGACGGTCAAAACCATGTTGCATGTTTATTCCATTCATCAGCGATTGGTACTGTAAAACTCAAAGACTTAGTGCTTGAGACAACTTATGACCCAAGAAGACTTGGTACATTAATGACTGCAAGAATGGCAGTAGGCTCAAACATCTTAAGACCTGAGAGTGCAGTGTCTATCAAAACTGCATAATAACTAAACTACATGGGGGGATTTAGTTCCCCCCTTTCATTATGAAACTTATATACCTTCTTGGATTTATATGTTTTCCCCCAGATGCTTATAATCCTGAACCCATTTGTACAACTATACAACAGCGATATGAGACGGTCTCTGACTGCATCAAGTATGGCAATGAATTAAATATAATCTTAAAAGAAGAACAAGTTAAAGATTACCATTTTATGTGTAAAGAATATGACAGTAACAACAAGAACTACTGAACTAGAAGCAGTAAATACAATCCTTTCAACTATTGGTGAAGCACCACTAAACAGTTTGACAGGTTCTTTACCTGTTGACGGAACAGTAGCAGTAAACATTTTATCTGAGATAACAAGAGAAGTACAAAGTGCAGGTTGGCATTTTAATACACATTACAAAGTTACATTAACAAGAGATACAGGTAACAAAATTCCACTAGCTACAAATATATTAAGAGTAGAACTAGATAATAATAGATATTCAAAAGTACAATACGATATTGTTCAAAGAGATAACTATTTATATAACTTAGCAAAAAATCAAGATACCTTTGATGCAAACTTTGAAGATGTTACTGTTGTTTACTTACTACCCTTTAATGAAATACCTGAGCAAGCTAAAAGATATATTACTATTAGAAGTGCAAGAGTATTCCATGACAGAACTTTAGGTGCAAATACACTACATAAATTCTCTACAGAAGATGAAGCAAGAGCATTAATAGTTCTAAAACAAGCAGAAGCAACAACAGGTGATTATTCTATCTTTGATACACCTGAGCAAGCATACACAATTACTAGAAACACAAGGGTCTACTAATGCCATTAGTATCGAGAACTATACCAAACTTAGTTCAAGGTGTGTCTCAACAACCTGAGATACTAAGATTAAGTTCTCAAGCTAGTGAGCAAATCAATGGATTTAGTTCTGTTGTTGAAGGTTTAAAGAAAAGACCACCTACTAATCATATAGCTAAAATAAGCAATTCAAGTTTTACAAATCCCTTCTTACATACCATTAATCGTGACACTAACGAGAGATATGTAGTTGTTATAGAGAATGGTTCACTGAGAGTGTTTGATGTTGACGGTACAGAAAAGACTGTTGTTAATCAAACTAATGCAACTAATTATCTAACATCTACAAATCCTCGAAGTGATTTTATTTGTGTCACTGTTGCTGATTACACATTTGTTTTAAATAAAAATCAGACTGTAGCTATGAGTGGTACAACTTCATCAGCAAAAGTAGAGCAAGCAGTCTATACAGTTTTACAAGGTGTCAATAACGTAGAGTATTCGATAACAATTGACGGTACTACTTACACCCATACTACTGCAAGTTCAGGAGCATTATCAACAAAAGGTATTCGTGATGCACTTGTTACTGCTATCGGTAGTCCTTCAGGTATTACTATAACTAATCTTGGTGACAGTTCTTTTTCTGTTGTTAAGTCCTCAGGTGCTTTAACTATATCTGCATCTGACGGTTATGGAGACCAAGCTTCTCAGGTAGTCAAAGATGAAGTACAAAGCTTTTCAGATTTACCCTTACCTGCAAT